TCACGCCCGTCGACGTGACCTGCGCCAAGCCTCCGTACTTCTTGAAGTCAAGACGACCGCGGCCGCCGAGTACGACCGCGTTCTGCGGCGTCGTCGCATCCCAAATGATCTCAAGCGCCATGCCTTTGACGTCGTATTCGATCTCGGTGATTTTTAGATGCGACGTCGGGTAGGTGATCGCGCCGCCAATCGTCACGCCGAGCGGGCCGGTCGACGATCCGTCGACCTTAACGACGGCGGTTTCGCCCGTACCGTCGGACAACGACGTGAAGGCATACCCCCAATTACGAGGGCCATTCTCAAGGATTTGGGTCGTGACAGCGTCGGCCATGTACGGCTCCTGCGGCCGTTAAGGCCTATTAGCTCGGGTTGACACCAAGGCCCGACGTGGCCGCCGTCGGGGCACCGCCGTCGACGTAAGAGTTCGCCAGGAAGTTCGTGTCGCCCCACTTCGTCGCGCCGACAGACGTGCACGACTTCAGAACGACATAGCCGCCGGGTGACGCGCTGGTGAAAGATCCGACTTCGGTGAGCCCCGTCGCACCCGATTTGATCGAGTTCATAAAGGTACAGTCTTGGAAGAGCTGCTGACGATCAATGCAGGCCGCCCCGGTCCCGAGAATGTGCAGCGGGGTAGCCGCCGACGCGTCCACGAGGAATGAGCAGTTCTTGAAGATGTTGCGCGGGGTGCCGCCGGCAAGTTCGAGGCTCGCGTTCGCCGCACCGCGGGTGACTGTATCGCGGCCGAAGTTGCAGCCGTTGAAGGTCGTCTCGCCGTTGCCGGCGCTGCCGAGCTTGAACGACCGCGAACCAGCGTCCGCCGCCGATCCGGAATCGCCCATGCCGCCGAAGTCCATGTTCCAGTAGGCGTTGCGCTGGCCCTGATCCGTCCAGCAAATCTGCGCCGCACCGCCGGTGGAGAAGCCGTGGAAAAGGCTGACGTTCGAGAACAGGCAGCCGCTGCCGGTCACAACGACGAGGTTGGCAGAGCCGAAGGTCGTTACCGTATAGGTCCCGGTCGGCGGCGCGATACGCGCACGCTGCGCGATCTGCGTCGGGGCACCGATGCCGATCAGGTGAAGCGCGTTCTTGTTCCAGTTCAGGACACCGCTCGTCGCCGCGGAATTAACCGCCTGCGCGGCCGCAAGGGAGAGCCTGGCGGTGCCGGTCGACAGGCCGTTGCCGATCAGAACGATGACATCGTTGTTGCCGGACGCTGCGAGGCTGACGGCGCGGTAGAGCGATTGAAGGGCTTGGCTCGGGCTCGTGCCCTGGTTACCGTCGAGACCGTTGACCGGGTCGACGAACCAATAGGTCCCGGTGAATGGAAGTCCGCCGATGCCCCCGAGAACGGGAACGCCGAAGGACGAAATACCGTTCGGAAAGTTCGTCAAGCTGCCCATAACCAATCTCCTTTATGAAGCTGCCCGGGGGAATCGAACACCCCGCTTACCCAACCTGGGACACCCGTTTATTTTCAGCCACGAAGGCGCTGCGAGAACCAGTCTTAGGCTCAATCGGCGCCGCCGCGGTGATCCGCACAAGGAAAGGAGATGGCAGCCGATTTGCTTTCAGACTGATTGCCTAGCGCGCAATGCCTAGCGCGACTGCCTGACCGCAATCTACGCAGGCGAGGGCGGCGTGTCAATGACGGGAGCGGCGTGGCACTCAAGGTAAGCGATGGCGGCGCGGAGCCGCGGAACGTCGTCACCGAAGTTTCCTAGCCCGTGGTTGCAGAATGAGCATAAAAGCTGCCGGTTTTTTCCGGTCTTGTGACAATGATCGACCGCCAGCATCATAAACTCGCCCGTCTTTTTGTAGATGCGCATCTCCGGCCGGGAACAGATGGCGCAGAGACCTTTCTGCGCGTCAAACATCTCCTGATATTGCTGATACGAAATGCCGTAGTGTCGTTTGAGATATTTGTCCTTTAGAATGTGCGGATTATCGGCATTGTAGGTTCGCATGTAGGCGTTCCGCGCCTCCTGACCGCTACCGACAATTCGACCGTCCGAAGCACGAGCGCGCCATTCGAAGTTCTTCGGACCATAGGGGAGCGATTCGTCCAATCGAATTAGCTTGTGCCTAGCCGTCGGCGCCGGTCCGACGTCATCGACAAAGCTCAAGAACACATTCCACCGTTTGACGTTGCCGCCGCTTAATCGACCGCCGCGTCGCATCGAACGCCATCGCTCATAAAGCGGGTGACCGTGACCCTCTCCCCATCCTTTAGGTCTGGTCGTTTCGAGGTGCCCGTGGCGCATCTTGCGCATGCGGTGCATCCCGCAAAGGCCGCCAGCGATGGCGTTCTTCTCGCAGCCGTCAACCGTACAAGCAGACATGAAAAACCTCCGACCCTTTACGGATCGGAGGCTACTACACCTCGGCAGCGATGTATACAGAGTGGAGGCTAGACCCCGGGCGTCCCAAAAATCTGCCGCCAGTCGGTGCAGCCGCACGAGAAGCGCATGTACTGCGCCGCCTTGGCGTTCTTGGTATCAAACTCATTGTCTGTATCAAACATCGGCTTGTCACGCCACATAAAGCGCAAACCATACGGCGCGTTTGTGCGGATGAACCAAGCGGTGGTCGAGGTGAAGTAGTGGTTCACGACGATGCCCTTGGGGAACATGCCGGTGGCCTTGATCACGTTGATCGCGTTGTTCGCCGTGTTGTTCTGCAGGACCGAATGGATGATTCGGTTTGCGTCGAACCACTGCGAGGGCGAGATCGCGAGGCACTGCGGGACGAGCGCGATCTTGTTTCCGCGGTAGTCGGTCGCCTGCATGATCTGGGTGGCCAGATCTTCGATGGCGAGCTCGGACAAGTCGGCCGAGAAGGTCAGCTTGTTCGACTGGTTGCCGGTGATCGTCGGGTGCGAGGCGCTGATCATCGCGGCGCCGTCGCCGATCGGGTAGGCGGTGTTGAACGCCTGGTTGAAGACGTTGGCGCCGATGATCTCTTCGGTCTGCCGGCCCGCGAATGCGAGCATCGCCGCACGACGCTTCGAAACGACCTCATAGAGGTTGTCGCGAAGCTCTTCGAACGTGACGATGTAGCCGCCCGCGTAGGCGATGTGGGTGTACCGGGTGATCGAGCCCTGAACTTCGGTGTCGTAGTTCAGTGCCTGACCCTGATCCTTCTCGCGAAGGACGCCGAAGCCGGAGATTTCCACATCCTCTTCGTAGGCCTTGTCCGACGTTTCGATGTCGAACAACTCGGGATATTCCTGGGCGTGTTCGGCATACTGCCGACCCCACCAGGTTTTGATTCCTGGCCAGAGTGCTTTCGGATGGGCGCCCGTAGTGATAACGCCGCCGAGTGTTGCCATGTTCGTATTCTCCTATTCGACGGGTTAGTAGCCGGACGGTGCCCAGAGGGCGGGCAGGTTGAGTCGGACGGTCCACCGAGCGTAGTTGCCCAGGGCGTTATCGGGTCCGCGCGTCAGTTCGAGGACGCGCAGTTGATAGGTCGGGTTGCCGGAAGCGGCGGTCGAGCTCTGCAGCATCCAGCCCGAGAAGCCGGTGGTCTGGCTGCCAGTGCCAGCGACGAGGTTCGCGTTCGAGAAGCCGCCGGTCGCCGTGGCGATGGCGCCGCCGACCGAGTCTTCCATGATGGTGTAGAGCTGGTTCGGGTCGTCGCAGATGAACCCGTAAGTGAGGATGGAAGCGTGCCGCCAGACGGTGTCGTTCTGAAGCAGCGTGACGCCGGAACCGGCCGGGCCGTTGCAGCGGCCGATAAAGCCGCCGAGGATGGTGTCGGTCGCACCGGCCGAGGCGATGCCGACGAGGGGAACGCCGAAGGCGTCTGTCCCGCCGAGCGGGACGATCGGGTCGCCGAGGAAGATGTTGGTACCTTCCGAGGTATTCATGCACACCATGCGGCCTTGGCCGGACCATGGAGTGCCGTTGTCGTTTATGGGACGAAGCCCAAATGCAGCATTTATATTGGCCATGACCAAAGGTCTCCAAAGGTTTCAGCGGACGGGTCAGCGGGCGCGCGCTCTAAGCGCGCAGCCATCAATCCTGCCTGATGTACCTTGGATGCCTTGGGGAACTTACCTAACGCTGAGGCGTTTGGATCTTAAGCGGTCCTTCGGAGCCCGTACCTTCTGTCGGGTCGTAGAACTTGCCTTTGTCCGATGCCTGCGCTTGACCTGGCTTTGATGCGAACGGGTTCTTCTTGATCGATTCCAGCTTTTCGGATGCCGTCTTGTGTCGGGCGTCCATTTCCTCTTGCCAGAATACTTCGGGGATTTCCATCGCGTAGGCGATGAGTGCTCCCCCGTCCCGTCCAGACCCCACCGTTCTTTTCAGCGGTTGCCCAGTCTTCAGGTCCTTGACGTTGGCCCACCCCGACGTTGTTGCCTCGTCGATTCGGCCGGCGACATCATTGAACCAGTGACGATGATAGCCGTGACGCGTCGGCATTGCAAGCTTTAGACTCTGCGACCCGAACGGGGATCGCATTCCCTTGATTCGTGCGATGGCTTGCTCGAGCGATTCGCCTTCTTGCGGCGCGGAGTTCGGCGCGAGCGCGTGGTCGGCGCTGATGCCTTCCGACACGGGAAGGGCGGGCTGCGCGATCGCCGCGGTCGGCTTTGCTTCGAATGAGGATTCCGCCGTCGGCACTGTGGTTGGTTTCTTTCCCATGGCCTACTTCCTCGGCTTCTGTTGAATGGTCAGCACGTCGCCGTGCGGGTCGTCGTAGAGCGCCATGTATTCCTTCTCGGTGTAGTCGGAAAGTTGGCGCTTCATCCGGTTGAATGCGTCTCGCGCCTGACCGCGTTCGGTCGGGTCCGTGATTTGGCTGATCGCCGTCATCGGGCCACCTAGTTGCTGCTGGCGCTGTCCCGGATCGCCCGGCGTCGGTGCGGCGACCGCTGGGGCGCGGCGCGCTGGTTGCCGCGGGGCGGCGGCCGGCGCGGGTGCCGCCGGACGCTGGCCGCCGAACCGGTCGGGATAAGCTTCGACAATCCTGCGCCTTGCTTCTTCAAGCGATGCGGCTTCGTCCGGGAACCCGCCTTCCTGAAGAACGTCGATGTGGGCGTCGATCATCTTGCGGTTCAGAAACTGGTCTGTGTTGAACCACGGGTTTTCGTTGAAGAAGGCCTGCAGCGCCGCGGAAGGCGGTGGCGGTCCTGCCGGTGTCGCTGGCTTCGGTGGTTCGGCAGCCGTCGCGGGTCGCGCGCTTGACAGGGCCTCCGCTTGCTCGACGAGTTGGTCGTAGGCCTTCGTATCGCCCGCTTCGACTGCGGCGCGCTGGTTCTGCTTGATCTCGGCCAACGCGCGATCGTATCCCGCTTTGTTCGCGCGCGCACCCATGTCGCGAAGATCCTTGATGATCTGAAGTTGTTCCTGTGCCGTCGATCGCAGACCGGTCACCTCGCCTTCGAGTTTGCCCATTCGTTCGGTCAGGCGGCGGTTCTGGTCGCGGACAATCGGGAGAATGTTCTCGCCCCGCGCGATGAAATCGGCTGCGGGTTGCCACTTGCCGGGAGGTCCCCGGTATTCAGCGAGAGGCTTCCAACCCATCTCGCGGGCACGGGCTTCAACCGCGGCGTCGGCTGCCCCTGCGTCGTCATCCTGTGGCGGCGCGCCCTCGTCGAGGGTGACGTCTTCCGGCGGTGGGTCGTCCTGCGGAACGCTGCTGGAGATCGCGGTGCCTGCCATTAGTTATCCCCTGTTATTTTTTCAGCGTCCGACTCGTAGGTCGCGCCGACGCTGCCGTAGTCCATGATCCGGTATGTTTCGCCGTCGCGGCCTTTGACCTGCTTGCCGGCGTACTTCTCGATGTAGACGCGGTCCCCGGCCTTCGGCTTCTCGCCGGTCCAAGGGGTCATGTCTTCGTTGAGGAGGAATGCGCCGGGCGAGGTCGCGACGATCACGCCGCTCTCTGCGGCCATGCTCATTTTTTCGACGATGTCTTCGGGGAGGCTCACGCCGCCCTTCGAAGTTGGCGAGCACTTGTCCATCAGGACGAGGATCGTCTTGCCGACAACCCGAATGCCGCTGGTGTCTTTGCCGGACCAAATCGCCGGGATGTAGTCAGCGTGCAGCCCCTTGATCAGCTTTACTTCCATCGACTTCCTCGTTGTCTGCTTGCCTGTAGAAGTTCTGAATAACACCTAGCGATAGCGTCTGCAACTCACGAAGCGTCAATATGCGGCCCCTGATCATGTCGGCCTGCGGGGCCAGGTTGCCCGCCTCCAAGAGGTCCGCAGCCGCCGCCCGGAAGGCGTCCGCCTGATCCTTCAGATATTCGAGGTAGGCCGCCGTGATCGGATTGTGCCGCCAAAGATTATATTCCTGTTCCGACAGGCCCATGAGGAGCGATTCGTGTGGCGACCGTAATGCGTCATGTAGCGGCATTGGACTCTCCAATTACTGAGGCGCAGCGGCGAAAGGATCATGGTCAACCGGGATGAGCCTATAGCGGTTGCGATGGTCGGAAGGATACCGTTCCCCCGTCAGACCAAGTAATTGGTCAGCGACACTCCGATGTTGGGATTGCGATCCGTCGAATGGATCGTGATCGACGGGGGTCAACGGAACAGAGGGACCGCCAGCGGGAGCCTGATAATAGGCGTATGTCTTTCCTTCCGCGTCGGGCGCGGTGTACTGAAGCGGTCCTAACGCGTCGGCGGCAAACGGGTCATGATCGACTGGCTCAATCTGCATCAGGCGGCAACTCTAAGATATTTCCCCGGACGGCGCGGGTCAGGCAGGTAGTGCTGCCCATCCGGCGCAAGGCGAGCGCCGATTGATGTCGGATCGAAGCCGGGCGCACCACTCCCTTGGCCCGGCGGCGGTCCCTCAAGGCCAGCCGTGCCGCCGTCGCCTTGATCGCCTGCGGGTGGCATCGGGGGCATCATCCGCGGCAACGACGATCCTGGGCCGCCTCCGGGCGCACCTGGGGCACCTCCTGGCATCGGTGGGAAACCCGGCATTCCAGCCGGAGGCTGTCCAATTCCCGTGGGCGGCAACTGTGAAGTCGGGGGAGACTGAGAAGCGATGGCATCGCCCATACCGGCAACGGTCTGCTTCGTGTTCTCACTTTCAACCCCCAGCGCACCCCTTACGTTGTGGCCGTGTCGCTTCACCTCGACATCGGCCGCTCGCACCATCGTATTTGTCGCCTCGATGTGCAGTTCCATGATCCGAAGCTGCTTGTCGATCCAGTCCATCTGCGGACCGGTGGTTGCTTCTGCAGCCTTCGCCATGTTCAGATAGGCCTGAGAATTGTCCTTCAGTTCGGCGGCGCGCAGGCGCCCGAGCTCGGCCTGTTTTTCCTCAAGCAAAAGCTGCTCGATCATCTGCTGCTTCTGCGGGTCAGGCGGTGGCGCGAAGATGTCCTCGATCCGATCGATGCTCGCGGCGTCGAATAGGCGCGTGCGGATTTCCTTCTGATTGATCATCGGGTCGTCTTTGAAGCCCATCAGGATCTGCGCCCGTCCGAGCTTCTGCATATCGGTCGTCATCGTCGGGTCGGCGATGGGTTCGACGCCGCCGCCGAGCCTGTAGTCTTCCGGCGTGACCTCGCGCCATTCGTCGCCGATGCGATAACGCTGGCTCTCGGTCAGGTAGAGCCGATTGAGCCGGTAGATCTTGGCAAACTCGGACTTTAGCGCCCGATACACGCGCTTGTGAATCGCGGTGTAGACCTTCAGCCCCTGCTCGATCAGCGCGAGGATGGTCGTCGGCGGTGCGTTCGCGAGTGCGGCATCTCCGGTCAGGACGTTCTGAACCGACGCGACTTCCTTGCCGCAGGTCAGCAACAAGCCGAGTAGTTGGAACAGCCCTTGCGACGGCCCGGGGAACGGGAGCGGCAACACGGCATCGCGAATCGCTTGGCCCTTCGATCCGACGCGGACGTACTTCCCGACCTGGAAGTTCACCGGGCCCGAGTGAATCGAAAGCTGGTCGGACACGAACCCGCCGCCCGCATTCTGCAGGTGGCCGGCGTCGAACATCTGGTTCAGCGTCGTGTTGATCGCTTCGTTGAGCGGGCGCAGAAGATGGCCGAAGCCTATCGGGTACGACCCGCCGTCCGGGTTCGGCAGGAACGGAATAAGCGTGTAGTGCTCGACCGGAACGATCTTGGTGATTTCCTCGATGTCTTCGGTTCCGTCGTCCGCGTTCGACGATGGGACGTCGGCGCCTTCGGTCGTGGTCGGCCCCGCCGTTATCCCGCCCGTCACGCTGTCTTCGTCAACGTCCGCGCCCTTCCCGGTCTGAATGCCTTCCTCGTCGTAGCGCGCGACGATGCGAACCACCTTCGACGATCGCTTGTGGACCGTCACGATGTAGGGTTCGGGATAGCCGTCCTCGTCGAGATCGTAGCGGCGGTGCTGCTCGAGGAAGACCTGCGGCGCGTCTTCGTCGCCCGACTCGCCAGTCGCGTGACCGTCTATCGTTTCCCCGTCGCCGCCGGGTCCGTATATTTGCGGCAGGAATACTTCGGCACGCTCGTACTCTTCAATTTGGTGCGGATAGAGCGTGATGATTTCGGTATGCCGCGGCGCGTCGTCAAACGATGGCGCGTGGTAGTTCCAGACGATGTGCATCAGCGAGACGAGCAGAGATCGGTTCCGGTTCTCGATCGGGTCGCGGTAGGTCTTCCGAACGGCGCCGCCGACGACCGGGATCTGCAGCAGCATCGAGTCAGTCTGCGTTTCCCATTCCTTCATCTCTTCGAGCAGCTGCCACGACATATGCTCGCCGATGCGGTCGGCGCGCTTGCGCTTGTCGCCGGGGGCGGACAGCCATACCGGTGACCCGTCGGGGTGAAGCTTCGGCTTGCCATCGGGCTTGCCGTCTTCGGTCGCGGGGGTTCCCTTGTCAGTCCCCCACACGATGCCCTTAACGACGTTCCGGTTCTGGATGATCGCCGGGTAGGTCCGTGCGTTGAACTCGACCGCGGCCTGCGTGATCAGCGGATAGATTATATTGGAACTTTTCGGCCACGGATAAACTTTTTCCTCGGCCTCCTGCAGGGCGAATTTCATCGCCTTCTCGGCCTTGTCCTTCCAGTCGGACCGTGAGTTTTCGTCAATGTTGAACTCAAAAACGACGAGCTGCCCGAGCTTGTCGAGGACGTCCGGCGCGTAGTCTTCGGCTAGGTTCGTCTCGTCGATCTGGTCGACCAGGAACTGCTTGGCCGGGATGTCGGGGCCCCGCCCGTAGGTCCCGTCGTCTGCGGGCTTCTCCGGAGTTTCGGCAGGTTCCGGGGTGGGGGATTCCGGTGCCGGGACGGGCGTCGCAGACGCCGGCGCGAGGGATTGGTTTTCAAGCGATGATGTGACGGCCACGGCGATCCCCTTGGTCAGCGATGCGCGCGGACTATAGTTTAACGCCTTCACTCATGCAAAGGATGCGGAACTTCTCGCGTTCCAGCATCGTGATTGCTTCCTGGATCGTCAGCCCATTGTCGGTCGAAAACTGGTCTGTGATCAGGTAGAACGAATCAACCTGCAGCGATCCATCCTCGATCCGTCTGACCAGCATCTTGAGGGCATTGAGCAGGTTCGGCGCGGGCGGCGCTTTGTCGATCGGCTTGCCGGTGGACAGGTCGACGACGCTCATCCTACGGGCCTCGCAAATTCCCCGAACGCCTCGGCAGCAGCATTAGCATAGGCGGCCGCCGCCTCTTCGATGGTCGCGTATCTACCCAGAAATTTTGTTTTCCCGTTAATGCTGATTTGTGATCGCCATCCGCGCTGTCCCTTTGTCGGCGGAACTACACCCTTCATCCCAAATTGTGATTTGCACTTAGAATTAGCCCGATTTTGGGATTCCGTCGCGAGGCGAAGATTGAGCCATATGTCGTTAGCTCTATCCCTGTCCTTATGATCTACGAGAATTGTCGGCCATTCTCCAGTCATTAAAACCCACGCTATTCGATTCGAACGAAGCTCTTTTCCGCACACGTGTACGTGCCGGTACCCGGAATGCTTACAAATATGGCCAGCGCGCGCCCCGCGTAACCGTCTGGGGCTTCCGATCAATCCGATTAGATGCCCAGTTTCTGGCTCGTATCGAAGAGCTTTGCGTAACTCTTCTACAGGCACCGTTGCAAAACGTCTCATAGCTTTCGGCCCATATGATTGGGCTTTATTTTATCATTGAAAAACTTTCCAGGTGAAGCATTCTCGGTGAATGCTGCGTGCTTGTCGATACCAACATCGTCGTATTCGTAAAGCAGCCCGTTCTTGAACCGCACGGTCATCTTGCGCGTGTTCGCGTCATAATGGTGATGCGAGAACATCGACGATTCGATGGGGGCTAGTTCTGGTGGTTTCGCCATTGGTTACTTCTTCGGCTCAGGCTTTTTCTTCGCAGCCTCAGCAGCGGCCACCTTCTCAGCTTCCGCCTTCTGATTAAGTTGGCGTTGCAGGTCAGCGAGGAACGGATCAGCGACTCGCTTCGGCAGGCTTTGAAGTGCTTCACCGAGCAGACTGATCTGCTGGGCATCAAATTCGAGGGTTATTTTTGCCGGCGGTGTGGCCGTCTGAGCGAGCGCCGGCGCAATCATTCCGGCGATCAATAGAACTGCAATCGTAATCTTTCTCATGGGCAACTCTCCATTTTCCTGCGTTGACTTGTGGCTGATATTTCCTCGGTGGCTTTGTCTAATTTGATTCGCTCAATGTTGTAGCCCACGTCACGGCCGTAGAAAACATCGGTGATGTTGGGCAAGTGGATGATGTTGAAGCGCCCCGCGTGGTCCGCCAGCATGGCCTCGATACGCTTCCGGACGGTGCGGAAGGGGAACGGGTTCTTGCCGTCCAGCCCGTAGGTACAGCGGACAGCGATGCAGACCTGGCCGACGCGCCGAAGCCCTTCGAGGACCATCGCCTTGTGCCCGTCATGGAACGGCTGGAAGCGCCCGATGATCAACGCGGTTGGCTTCTGCGGGTCGAAGGTCATGGGTGGTCCGTCCGGTAAATGTAACGCCACCACGGCACATGGACCGGCGCGGGCGGGGCAATGCGCGCTTCGATGTCCGCCTTCGTCAGAACCGTCATGTCTACGTCGGGCGGAATGAACAGGATGCGAACGCCCGGCGGCGCGAGCCGGTTGAGCATGTCGTTCGCTGCCTTGTTCGGTGGTTCCTTCGCCCGGATGACGAGTATGTCACCGGCAGCGAGCTCGAGTTTCGCGACGCTGTAGGTCAGGTCCTTCGGGGGCTTTGCGGTCACTGCACCGCTCGCGCTTTAAGGTAGTTTATTTCGCCCATCAGCCGCCCGCGTTCGTTCGACACCCGCATATATTCTCCTGGGTCAATCATCTCATTGCGGAGCCATGCGATCGCGGCGGCGGCGCGAAGAGACAAGTCGCCGCCATCCTTCTTCAGTTCGTCGATCATCCGCATATCGTTCCAGTAGCCGCTCGGATCGCCGGGAATGTCCCTGTGTGGGTGCGGCGGTCTGAGTTCAATCCATCTCCCATTCTTGCGGACTAGCACCCTCGTTTCTGCCAGGATCGCCCTGTCGACTTCGATTTCGTCGCCGACTTTGATTAGAACTAAACCCTGCTGTTCAGGTGCTGAAATAAAGTTTCGTCGTGTGACTGCTACCATCGTTTCCTCCTTGCCTATATCGCAAACCCTATGGCGTGGCTGCTTTCGTACTTTGATATTTTTGCCGGCCCCACATCGGCTCCGACGCCGATCATCGAGCCGCGCATGTAACCGCGATACATCACGGACTTCGTGTCAAAGTCCGTTTCGAAGTTTATCTCTGGCACGGCTCGGACAAAATTCTCACGGCAATGGCTGGCGATAAACTCACTGACCACCTTGTGCGCTTCCTCGATCGCGGTAGTCACCATCTTTGGCGTTAGCTTCTTGTCGTCCGGCGTGATCTCGAACCCCACCGCAAACTGATAGTGAATCGGGCTGCCTCGCTTGGTCACCAACGTCATCCGCTTGGCCTTCTGGCCGAGCCAGACTTCGGCCGCGGTGATCGCATTGTCCATCGCATCGAGGAGGTCTTCGTTAATCGTGCTCATCGTCGTCTTCCTGTTTGCCTAGTAGCCCGTGACTTCGCTTCGCCCTGTGTCGCTCGTCCCCGGACCATAACCCGTTTCGGGCCAATCGTCACCGCCGCTGGACGGCGCGCCGCGTGTCAGCGCCGGGGCGAATAGCGCGGCCGCGGCATACTCTAGCGCATTCATTATGTGGGAATAGTTTCCTTTATCTGGGCGGCTGGCGAACCGCTCGGGACCGGCGACCTGGATGCGGCGCATGTTGTAGCCGCCCAGAAAGCCCTTCCTGATCGTTTTGCACCGCGGATGTAGGATAAACTGCGGCTCGCCGCCGATTAACGTCCGTAGGGGCTTGCGGACCGATTCCATGCGCAACGTCGGGTCCTGCTCGCTATCCTGAATATCGATTCCCTTAGTCGCAGCGATCTCGAAGCATGTCCGCTTATCTGTCTGCGCCCGCTGATTGCCAGCCGGGTCACCGTAGTCATCGAACGTCACGTCGCCCTTGAACGAGCGCCGGCAATGCTCGAGCACGTCGTCGCTGAACTGATCGAAGCCCATGCTCTTCGATGTCATCTCATCGAACACGAGCCAACGACCGTCCGGCAGCAACTGCGAGAAGCAGCACGCCGGCGTGAGCCCGAAGTCGAAGGATCTCATGATCGGGCGCCCCGGAACCGGATCAACTTCGCGGCGGTGGAGCTGGTCGCTGTATTCCTCATAGACCGGTTTGCCATCGACGACGAAGCCGTATTCGCCGTCGCAATAGACCTTGATCCATTCGGGCTTCTTGCCCTCCGCGAGCAGCTTGTAATAGTTCGGGTTCGTCAGGTTCGGTATGTTCTCGGCGTCCGGTCCGCGACCCGACGGCTGGCGGAATATCTTGGCGAACCATTCGGGGTGTTTCTTTTCTTCGAAGAACCGATACCAGTCCGAATCCTGATCAGGCGGGTTCGTATCCATGAACAGGCCGCCCCATGTGCATCCGCCTTGTGCCTTCGACGGATATTGCTCGATGCGGCCCTGGATGGCGTCGACGATCGCCCACGGCACCTCGCGCGCTTCGTTGATCCATGCGCCAGTGACTTCGAGCGACAGCAGATTGGCAACCTGATCCGGCTTGTCGAGCGCGCGGAACAGGATTTCGAACTCAGCACCTTCGAATCCTTTGACTACGTAGCGATGATCGGTCTGGTAGTAGCGCCCGAAGTGCTGCGGCGGCAGCCACATATGCGTCGTCGGAATGGTCGTGTCGGAAAGCTGGTTGTAGGTGTTGCGAACTACTAGCCACCGCGTCCGCTTGATGCCGTCCGGTCCAGGTCGCTGCGCAAGCGCGCGCCGAACGATTTCGACGACACAGCCCGACGACTTCCCCGACCGGAACGGACCCATCAGGCCGCGGACGCGGGCGTTCGAAGCGGCAAACTCGCGGACGGTCGGAACGTGGTTGTAGCTGTAGCGGATGTCCATCGGGACTAAGCCGCTGGCGAACGGACGCGCGTTTGGATCAGCGCCGACAGTTCGAACGACCCGCTTTCGTCTAGCCACGCCTTGTCGAACTCGTAGCCGACGACGCGGTCCGGCGTGTTGACCATAATCAGTTCGACGTCGCCGAACTTCGCCGTGTTCGAAGTGTGGTTGATGACCGCGCCCGGGTAGCGGCGGTTGACGGTCTGAACGAAGCGTTCCGGTCCGCTAACGACGACGCCGATGCGCATCACGACCTCCCGTCGGTCGGGAAGTCGAGCCGCTTTTCGTAGAGGCGGCAGGCGGGGCGGTCGTCCTTAACCCGGGGCGAGAAGACTTCCATCTGAAGGACCGCGCGACCGAGCTGGTCCTGTCCCGAGCCGAGCAGCATCGGTGTCGGCGGGTTGCCGTGACACTCGTAGAGCTTCTTGGGGTCGGGGTTGTGCGCGAAGCGGCAGGTGCCGCACTTCGGGAATGTGATCGCGACGATTCGTTCATCGGCCATGGTCGTGTTCCTGCTTGCCTGACGTCTACGCCCTCTTATGCCTCCCGACGACGCAGTAGTCCAGTAGATCGCGGCGACCGAGCCGGGCTAGTTCGGTCGTCTGCCACGCGCTCGCGCGAAGGTTTTCCCGTTCTTTATTTTCGTCCACCTTCCCGGCCGCTCGGCTGAATCCGAGCTCGACGTTGACGGTCGTTCCATCAGGAAGGTCAAGCGTTGCGTCCCATCGGACATAGCGGCCCATGTCTTGGAACGACGGGGCAAAGTCCTTCGGCATAGGCTGGACGAGTGCCGCAACGTCGGCCTGCAGCGTGCGGCTCATTCTGTCACCGGGGTCTGGAACGCAGACGGCGAGAATTGATCATGGTGCGCGCCGCCCCAAGAGCCAGCCTTCGCAGCATCGGCGCCGGTCGCATACATGCTTTCGTTGCTGAATGTCGGATGATTCGGCTTCTTCCACGTATCGGGCCAATGACCGTTCTCGGCTGGCTGTGCGCCGCCCTTGTAAGCACCGCGCAGGTCGTAATCCGCGCCGCTGTCTTTTGGCGCGTTCTGCGACTTCCACTCCTGGAACTTGCGTTCCTCGGCGGCAGTCAGCGCTGTTTCGTATGGGCTTGGCATTAGTGGGGAGCGAACGGCTCATTTATCGGTGACGGGGCGATCGAAGGCGAAGTTGTGATCTTTCAGCGCGTGGACACGCTGCTGCAGGAGTGGTGAATATCGTCCTACAAACTGCGCGGCCTCTGGCACGCTTTTGGACGCATCTTTCATCGCGGCGTCCCAACTTTCGGCATCTGTCGCTTGACCCGCTTGATCTGCAACTGTTTTAATCTGATCAGATAGATCTGGCATTGGTCGCTCCTACTGTTTGTGAAACCTGGCGTTTTCTGTGGTTTCGGGCCGCCTCGTCATTTTCCTAATTTCGTTCGCAAGCCGCGCCGCGAACTGCTTAATCTCAGAGTTTTCACTAAAGGCTGAGATTTCACATCGGCGAGCAGCTTCTTCAAGCGCACCTTCTCGCCCAGTCCATTTTCTCTTGGGTGTCGGTTCGTCGTCGTCTGCCATGTCAGGTCCTCGGTCGATCGTGGGCGAAGTGGTGATCCTGCGGCGGTTTGGTACCAATAGTCACTTGTGTATCCCCGTCCCCTGCGCCACCGGTTACTGTGATGTTGCCTTTGGGGTTGGCGACGGTCGATGTTTTGGTTGATGTTTTGGTTGCGGTCTTAGAAGAGGTTGGGCTGCCGCCTTTTTCGGCTGATTTCTTCGCCATTCTAACTTCCCCGTCACCGGCCGCTTGTGCGCGTACTCGTCGCGCGGGTGGGCGATCAGGTTGAACTTCGCCGAACCTTCCCCGCCTCGCGCCTTCGCCTCGCCAGCCTGAACGTCGTCGTTCACGCCGGACGTTTCGAACTCGCCTTCTTCGATGCCGTGGTCAGCGTCGGTGCCTTCGTTTGGTTCTTTCATCGCAGTTTCCTTCGTCTTCAACCCCAAAACAGTTTTTGACCGTTTGCCCCGAACGCTATGCCACCAGGACCACTCCCCGAAAGAAGGTTAGGTCCGGTGGTGTTCGTAGGCTGTTGAATTGGCATTCCCGCCGCAGGCTGGTTCGCCTGCTGCGGGCCAAAATCACTAGATGGTGTAGCGATAGGTGGTGCGGCCGCAATGGCGCCCGGCGCAGGCGTACTACCTGGATTTAAGTTGTTTACAGTCGTCGGGAAAGCCGGGCTGGAGATATTTGTCTGACCTCCCGGGAATGCAAATCCGCCGACGTTTCCCTGCGGCATGAAAGCGCCCTGCAGTCCAGATTGCTGGAAATCGCTGCCGTCGTCTTCCGCCATCGCCGCGCCCTCCAATGGAGAAGCGCGGCGCTCGGGCCAGACGCTTACTGTCTCGCGAGCTGCGCTTCGTCAGCCACCGTAACAGAAAGCGGCCTCGTCACGCAAGGCTGACCGTCCAGGCACAGCACTTCCGGCTTGCCGCAATTCTTGCAGCGCAGCGATTTGCTGCCCGGCGTCTCGACGATGTTGTGGCCCATTTGGGCCGCAGCCGTCCGACGTAACGCGAGAAGGTCTGCAGTCGTAGTCATTGGGATGACCGCCGGCCTACCCGCGGGCGCGCGTTGCTGTTCGATCTTATGCGCCAACTGCTCGCGCAGCGCCTCGACACCTTCCCCGGTTTGCGGGTGGACATCGCCCGTGGCCGAAATGCCGTCGCGGCTGATGGTCATGACGGCCCTGGTCGGCTCGAGCAGGCCGATCTCGCGCTTGCGTTCGTCGACGTCATTTTTGGGGTCGTGCTGGACCGCTGAGGCCGTGGTCTTTCCGTTGATCGCAACGGGCTCGACGGGCGCGGTCTGACCTGGCTGCAAGGCCACGCGATCACTTTCCGATATATCGATTCGGTCGGATCGCCCGTTGATGAAGGCTGGCGCCTGATCGGCAGGGATGGGACGTTCTGCTACGGCGGGCATGGTCAATCTCCATTGGTTGATGGAGAGACAACCGCCGCCGCAGCAAATCGTTCCTTTGCTTCGAGCCTAGAATCAGATCTTGCCGGCGTTCTTGTGCAGACCGTAGCCAGCAATATGGGTGCCACCATGCCGCGGCGCCGCCTGCGCCGGGTGGTGACCCTTCGTGTGGTGGATCGCCGGCGGCGTCGCTCGTTCGCCGTCGCCCATCGCTCCGTCCATGCCGGTGTGCGCGGTGTGATCCGGATGCGGACCCATGCCGCCGTGTTCCGAGGCATATGATTCGACGCCGAAGTTGCCGTCGCCGGTCTTGCCGGACGCCATCGCCTTGCGCGGGCTCATGCCGAACTCGCCGCCCATTCCTTTAGCCATTGTAGTTCCCTTTCGTTTGATGCCCGCCGCTCTGAGTGATGCGGCGACCGCCTGATCACGTGGATGACCGGCCGCAACCATATCAGCGATGTTCGAACTGATAACTTTGCGACTGCGTCCCGCTTTAAGCGGCATGATGGCGATCCATTGCTAGTGCGCCGAACCTACGCCTAAGCGGGATCGTTCGCAACAGCGCCGATCATTCGACAGGCTGACTTTCGATGGTGATGATCTCAGGCGCAGATTCAACAATGAACCGCACTGCGGTTGTGACCTCGCCGGTATGTTTGACCTCAGCGACGGCCAACCTGGAATGGACATAAGGCGCTGCAGCCTTTGCCATGTCGTCACGACGCGGATATTCCTGCGTTCGATCCCGCATTACTTTGAGCATATATTCTAGCGGGGTTTCGCCTTCTTTGACGGCCTGAACCGTTGCGTCCTTCAATAACTCCGCAACAGCCTTCCGCTTGTTTTTGGAGCCCTTCTTCCTGCCGCCTGTCTTGATGCCTGGAGCCATTTAGATGGTTCTCAATCTATCTCGACGTCTATTTTAGATTTCCAGCCGTGTTCCTTGTGGTGGCAAGGCGCACATAGCGTGATGCCATTGGCTACAATCAACCGTAATTCTGGCGCGTCAATCCATCGCACAATGTGGTGCGCATGTAGGTTTTCTTCGTCCCCGCATTTTTGGCATTCATAATTATCGCGATCAAGAACTAGGCGCCGCCATCGGAGGGCTTCGAAGTCATGCCGTTCAACGACAAATCCAACAATGCGCAAATCAACGTGATGTCTCCATTCTGGCCACTCGTAGTCTAGCAGGGCAGCACATGCGGCGCGCTGCCACCATTTGCGGTCATTTATGATCAGGCCGAGCAGGCAAAGCCTAATAAAATCTACTGAAAATTCTTTGTTGTGATGCAGCCTTCGCTTACCAAACATCCCCATCATAAACCCCATCTTGCGCAGGGCTATAAACTTTTGGCCCATGAACGCGTCAGCGCCGGGAATGTCATAGTTTTCGAGATGCAACATCAATCTGTCTGCCTACTGCCTGATCTCCTAAGAAATACGGTATTTGTGGCCTAAATGTCCAGCGCCCGTCATGTGTCGCATGGCTTATCGACGAATGTCGGGGGCGGTAGGCTGCGGGCGTAGATCGCACGCAATCGTTCACTCGGAAGGGAACGGGGTGTCGGCACGGCGGTGTGCTCGATCGGCTGTGCACGGCGCACTGGTTCGTAGTCGAAGATGCTGATGATTTGCGCGGTCACGGTGTGTCTCCCTCTTCGGATTATTGCGAGTATGCCGCTTGCATCGGCAGGGTAAAACCCGTTAGGCTTGCCTGTGGATAACTAGTATGGAGTACCCAATGTCAGTGCGTTCGATAGCCTTCAAGATGCCGAAGCCGCAGCGGGATTTGCTGATCGCCCATATCGACGGACCCCAGCTATTAGCCATTGGCCCGGAAACTTCTACACGAACCGCCCTCATCGATCGCAAACTTCTCCGCTTCGATACCTACGCCAGCCTGAGACCAAAGAACACGATCATCACTGCTCTCGGACGTGAAGTTCTTTGCGCGATTCTGGGCGACTACGCTGACGCCCTCGTTCGAGCGGGAGCGTTAACCAAGGTTCCGCCTATCGTGTTTAAGCGATCGCCCAAGATCGTCGCCGATGATTTCGATATAGAGGCCGTTTTAGCCGAAGCTTGGCGCACTGAATTAACCCCTCGTTAGCTTCTTCTCGCTACGGTCCGCCGATCAACGGAGGACTGGCCATGACCAACCGTACTTTGCCTTGCGGCTGCCGACTAGACGGCCGATTTATCTGCGCTGATCACGAACGCGAAAGCGTTGCCCGCTTCATTGCCGGCGAGGCCCTGCGTCTCGTAGTTGTCGGTCTATTCGTCGCAATAATGGCCGCTTGGGCGGCCATCCTCGTTTAGCGGTTTGTGCAAAGTTCGAGGCGCAAGGCTTCGCGCAATCGCAGCCTTAAGTTCACCGCGCTTCATTGCGTCGATCTGCTCGAAAACATCGACGAGCATTGGCGAGAGATTGCCCTTGACGATGCCGCGAATGTTTGAGACGCCTGTAAAATCGTGAATCATTTTACCTCCCATTTCTTGCAGGCGGCATCGCGCGCCCTCACGTCAGTCCCGCCGCCGGCCGTCCACTGCGCCCGCATTAGCGCGCACTTGAGGTAAACCTTCGCCATCACGTTTCGATGAAGATGCTTACAACTCCCGCATGTCTCGCCTTCCGGTCCCGTCCCTGGTGTCCATGCGTGGCCGGTCTTCTTCGGTGCCATCGCAAGTCGTCGCCGCTGCTCGGGCGAGAGCATCGGCCCAGCAGCCAAATCGAATAGGTCGCTCGGCGTGAGCTTCATGCCGCTCCCCGCGTCAGCCCAAGGCGCCCGTCTACCTTCTCGATCCGCCATCCCATGTGGAGCATCATCGGGAGAGAGACGACGGTGATATTGTCGCCAGCATAGACTGGATCGAGGCCAGCCCGTTTGTATTCTGCGGCGCGAATCCCGTTTGTCTCCACCATTTGAGATGTCGTGCGCTTGTCTTGAATCGCCTTCAGCTTTTCGTTTTCCACGATAAGTTGTCTATCTCGTTGGACGGTCCAGTCTTGCATCTTGCGCAAAAGCGGCTGTGATTCAATCGGCTTACCACGGCTCTCGATCTGCTTGAGCGCGCGGCGATCTTGATCGGCTACTTTGAATAATGGTTCGCTCCGTTTGTCGAGCCAAGCCGCCATGACGGCAATGCTCAAAAACTGGGTCTCGATTGCGAGACCTTTTCGCACATCGGTTATGTCGCGCACAACGCTGGCCGGGTAGCAGTTGAAAAGCTCCGCCATGCTTCGTGTGAAAACATCCTCGGCCTTGCAGTTAGGAAACTGCCCGAGAAGATCAGACGCTATGGCGAGAGATTGAGAGAGCGGAAGCCGTGCCGCCGCTGCCTTCTCGTTGTCGCTCAAGGTCTGCGGCACGTTCGGCAAATTGCCGAGCACGCTGGGAAGGTGTTGCGCCGTTTCCATTCTGTCCTCCGCTTGTTGATTTGAGTTCGTCATGCCAGCCTTCCGCATTAATCCAAGTGGAAGGATGTTTCGCCGCCGGTCTCCAGCCAGGGCCTTGCAGCCAAATCCTATATCGCTGTACGCCGTCGATTACCGCCTGCCACGCTACGCCCTTTTTTCTCGCATTACGAAGCGCCCGGAAGGCGGTCGCCTTTGCAATCTTGAGCGGATATTCTTGCCAGAATTGATGTTCGTAGTCTTTCGGCCAGTCGAGTGAAATGGTCGCGCCGGGAGAATCTAGAAACATGTCGGGCGCTTTAATCATTCAATTCCTCCATAGCTTAACCCTTTCCGCCTTCAGGTCTAAGCCCGAAGCTGCTGGCAAGGCAGAGGCTAGACGATTCTAGCCCGCGTACTCAGCCCCTTTCCCCCGCAAAAATTTTTGCGAGAGCCGATGTTGTCCCCATCGTCCGCTTGCAAGCTTTTTTCGGCGCTTGCGCGATTCGTACCGAGATCGGAAGCCATCCCGATTGCCGGCGGCGGATCGTTTCATACCGTCCCCGGTGTTGCCGGGTCTGAAGGCCGCGGGTGTTATGGGTCACACTTGCCCGCAATTTTGTTCTGGCAAGCACACAACGGCCAGCGCGTCGCTACTCGGCGATCACGGTGTCCAGGCTCGATCGGCACGATCGCCGGGCTGGCAGGAGTTTGGGGAATTGACGAAAGGTGAATGTAAACGTATATAACATTCACTTCTCAAGTCTGCATGACCCGCCAAGGACACATGCAGTTTTCGAGCCCCGGGATCGCCTCTCGGGGCTCGACTCGTTTATAGCCCTGATTCTAGTGGGTTTCCAAGCCATACCCATAGCTTGTGGATTATGGGGATCGCGCCATTAGTAGGTGCTAGGGGTAGTGGTTCGTCAGGCCATGACGCACTAGAAGATCAGCGAATCACTCTGCCGCAACGGAGAATTTATCCGCTTCGTCGCCGCGCACCGTCCATCCTTGTCGCTGCTGGCGCCCAAATAGCTCGAGCCGCGGCCCATCCGCGTACTGTTCGACCCTATCGTAGAACTGCTCGGGTTTGCGGCTGTGCTCGCGCCGGCATTCGATTATGACTTCGTGGACGCTGGCGTTGTGCCGCACCGATCGGCCGCGCTTTCCGATGAGACAGAACTCTGCATTCTTGCGGGTGGTGAACCCGCCGCCGAAGGATAAGTCGCTTTTTAATATGAAGAGCGACGCAGCTCGCGGATTGAGCTTGATCCAGACAAAGCCCATGCCGCTCGGCTTGAAGCCCCATGCCTTCATGATCGGAATATGCGCGCCGATGGCAAGGAGCGGGCCAGTGATCCAGAGGAACAGCGCGGCGTTTTCGGTCGCGTAGTCGGCGACCGGCATCGCTGCAATCTCTTCCATCGTCATGCAATCATAGTGCCGCATCGCGTTGCGGCCTGGCCGGGATTTGCTGTTGCTCTTGAAAGACCAGGGAGGATCTGCGGCCACGATACGGTAATGATTGCGCGGCAATCCACGAAACAGGTTCATTCTATCGACCGTAGGATAAGTCGGCACCCGCATGGAGCGCTCTCATCGTCGCCAAGCTTGATGAGCAACTGGCGCATGTATTTGATCGAGTCGTCCACGATCATTTCCATGGACTTCGCAAAATCCAAAACGCATTTGATGTTGTCGAGGTCGCGGTTCGCGCGCATCATGCTTTCGTTCAAGATGATCGTTGCGTGAAAGCGGCCGGGGATTTTCTTGAGGTCGCGCTTTTGAGTTATGAAAAGCCCTTGCGCCTCGTTGATCCAAGCCTTGTACTTTGCCGACTTATGAACGTGGCCGCGATTGGAGCGCCAGATCGCGTTTGTCGAAATAGGCATAGGCAGATCGAGTTCAATGTCGATCATCCGGCCCGCATGATGTTGCCGACGCCATGTTTCTTCGCGGCCTCGCGTATCGCGCGCTTGCCTTCCTTGGTGCCGACGAAATCGGCGGCGCGGTTGAGTTCGCCGGTCGTCAGTTCGACCTTGTGGTCGCCGGCAGTTATTGTCATCTTCGTGTCGTCGTATTTGCCAGCCGCGCGTTTGATTGCTGCCTGACCGAGCGGCGTGTCTGACAACATGCCGAGCGCGTGCATATAAGTCTCGACGATTGCCTCTTGCTCGCGGCGAGCATCGGTGTCTTGCTTGCGCATACGGATGATTGTGCGCAAGGCTCGAATGTCATAGCCGTTGCCTTTGGCTTCGGCGTAGACCTCACGAATGTCAGATGCGGTCTCAGATTTTTCAGCTTCAAGTCGCTCAATCCGTTCGACTATCGACTTGAGCTGATCCTTGGCGAGAATTGTCATGCAACGGCTCCCGTGGTTAGTGTGTTCGATTGCTATTCTGCGGCACAACAGCGAACGCCAAGCCGGTTTCCTTCGCGTGCGTGAGTACATCGCGGATGATGATCGACAACAAGAGCGGCGGCGGACAGTGGACGAGTTGCGCCTGCTCCATCAGAAGCGGCATTGTCTCGTCATCGACGGAGACACGGAAATGGGTGATGGCTTCGTTTGGCATACCTTATTCCGCGCGCGCTAACCGTTTCAGCGAGATTTTAAGCGCGTCGCTGATCTTGATTATGTTCCTAAAGCTAGGCTCCCGAACGACCCCTGTCTCGATCTGAGACAGTAAGGCATTGGAAATACCCGTCTTTTTCTCCAATTCGCGGAGCGTCAACCCGCTGCATTCGCGGGCATAGGCGATGGCTTCATGAAGTTTCATTAAAAAATTGGATAATGGGTATTGACAGACTTGTCAAGCCTGCTAAATAGACTTTGCAGATATTAAACCCTAATGGGGGAGACGATGAACAAAACAGCACTGGCCGAGCGCGGCCACAATCAACCGCCAGACTACGCGCAGGAAGTCACTGATCGTATGGCGGCCGACTATGCCGAAATGGCGAGCACCGCCACGTCGCTGCTCGAGAAGGCGCGCGGGCTGCCGGAAACAATCGACAGCGAGGAAACGCTGCACGTTTTCTCCGAACAGATCGTCGACATGCGAGACACCGCAGCGCGCGCGGAGTCCACTCGCAAGGCGGAAAAAGAGCCGTACTACCGCGCCGGTCAGGCGGTCGACGGATTTTTTAATACGTTGGGCGAGCGGCTTGAAAAGGGCATGGCTGTTTTAAGCAAGCGCGTGACGGAATACAAAAACAAGATACTTGCCGAAGAACGCGAGCGTCGCCGTCTTGAAGCCGAGGCTACCGCGCGCGTCGAACGCGAAAAGGCGATTGCTGCTGCCAAGGCCGCAGCAGCGGCCGAAGAAGTTCGGCTCGCTGCCGATCGCGCCCGCAAGGCTGAAAACATCGAGCAGAAAGCGGCGCTCGCTGCCGTTGCCGAAGCTGCGGCCGCGGACGCCAACGCAAGCGCCTCGATAGCGGCTGACGCTGCCGAGGCCGCGCATATCGAAACGCTACGCAAGCCGGCTGAAATGGCGCGCTCTCGTTTCGATGGCGGCCGTCTAGTGACGATGAAGCAAGTCGGCTTTGTCGAAATCACCGATAAGATGGCGCTCGACCCAGCCGCGCTGTGGCCGTTCATTAAGGACGAGGCGGCGCTGGTGGCGCTGCGTGCGTGGGCCAAGACGTCTAATTATAAAAAGCCAATGGCCGGTGCCATCGTCGAATTGCGTGACGAGGCGGTGGTGCGATGAAAAGCAAAAAAGCAAAGAAGCCGCAGAGCCGTGCGCTCGCCGTCCACAAGCCGCAGTTGCCAGCGGTGCCAAAGACCATCCTCGAAGTGATCGCGGATGCAGCGCGCGACCCTAAGGTCGACGTGCAGAAGCTGCAGCAGCTGCTCAACATGCGGCGCGCCGAGCAGGACCGCGAGGCCGAGATCATCTTCAACGCTGCGCTCGGCGAAGCGCAGAAAGAGATCGTTCCGGTTAAGAAGGGCTCGGTCGGCGACAAGAGCAAACCCTACGCTTCGCTCGAGCAGGTCAGCCGGGCGATCGACCCTACGCTGCGTAACCACGGATTCTCGTTGTCCTACGGCATGGCCGACTCGCCGATCGCCGCGCACTATCGAATCACCGCGAAGCTATCGCTCGGCGCGTGGAGCCGGGATTACTTTATCGACTTGGCTGTCGATGATGTCGGGCCCAAAGGCGAACGCAACAAGACCGCGGTGCAGGGCGCGGGTTCTACGATCTCCTACGGGCGCCGCTACTTGAAGCTGATGATCTTCGACGTGACGCTCACGAACGAAGACAATGACGGGGCCGGCAATGGTGCGCTGATCACTCCAGATCAGATCAATGAACTGATTGAGCTCGCCGATGCGGCTGGCGCCGATAAGCGCGGATTCTGCGAATTTCTTGGCGTTGAAAGCTTCGCCAATATCCCAGCCAAGAGGTATCCAGAGGCCAAGATCGCGCTACGCAGCTATAAGGCCGGCAGAAAGGCCGCGGCAGTAGCATGATAGAAATCTTCGACGTTGAGCAGGGATCGGACGAATGGTTTCGCTTACGGCTGGGAGTTCCCACAGCGTCGAATTTCGCCACTATCATGGCTTTCGGCCGTGGTGGTGGCGAATCTAAAACGCGCGACAAGCTGATGAAGCAACTCGCTGGCGAACTGCTCACCGAGGAGATCGCCGAAGGTTTTAGCAATGCCGCGATGGACCGTGGCAAGGTGATGGAAGACGAGGCTCGCAAGTTGTATGCCTTCACCCGCCAGGTCGAGCCCAAACGTGTCGGCTTCGTCAAGAACGGCATTATGGGATGCAGTCCCGACTCGCTGATCGGCGACGATGGCGCGCTCGAGATCAAGACCCAGGCACCTCACCTGCTGATCGACACGCTGACCAAAGGTATATTCCCGCCGGAGCATAAAGCACAATGTCAGGGAACGCTGCTCGTGACCGAGCGTAAGTGGATTGACCTGATGGTCTACTACCGTGGCATGCCGCCGTTCATCATCCGAGAAAAACGTGATGAGGAATATATTCGAGATCTCCAGAACGCGGTCACTGTATTCGAGTTTGACATGCGCAAACTGGTGTCACGGATTCGGGCGATGCAATGAGCCGGTATTTCATCAACATCAAATCTACCGCCGATCGAGAACGCGCCCGCAAAGTGCTCGATGCGGCACCGTTCGGATCTCGCTTTGAGATAAAAGCCGCAAAGCGCTCGCTACCGCAGAATGACAAGATGTGGGCAATGCTGACCGAGATTGCGCAGCAATTGCCGTGGCACGGCCACAAGATCAGGCCGGATGACTGGAAGCTCCTTTTTCTCAACTCACTAAAGCGCGAATTGTGCATGATGCCAAATCTCGACAATACCGGATTTGTGAATATCAATCAGTCATCGTCAGATCTAACCAAATCGGAAATGAGCGATTTGATTGAGCTAATGCACGAGTTCGGGGCACGGCATGACATAAAATTTTCGGACGATGCGAGGTCCAATGAGCCGCCTATCTGAATCGCTTTCACCAGGACCTTACGGCGCTCTGCCGGGGTTCAAGGAGCCGTCAACGTCACGCGATGCTGCGCTCGCCATGCGCGGGGAGGCGGCAAATCTGCGCGTGCTGGTTCTCGCGGCGATCTCTGCCGCCGGCCCGGAGGGGCTTTCACCTGATGAAGTGGCTGCAAAGCTTAACCGTTCCGTGCTGGCATGTAGACCAAGACTAACCGAGCTCGGCCCTCGACATCTCGACAAGATCGAGAAGACAGGAAAGCGCCGCACCAATTTGTCGGGCATGGGTGCCGCCGTGTGGAGAGAGAAACTATGAAAATGTTCGAGCGCATCGTGATTCCTACAATTCTCGATCCTATCCCGAGATCCTTCCGCGCCTGCTTGGGTCATATCGTTCTGAACCAGCGCGAGATAGACGCCTGCCGGCGCAACTCCGAAGATGATCGAGATACTATCGAGGAAATCATGGACATCGTACAGGCCGAAGACATGGCTGACGCCAACCGAACCTTCATCTTCAAGCCGCGCAAGGTAAACAGCAAGACTCCGAAGATCGGGCCTTCGGTGCGTTTAAGTATGTTAAACGTCATTTATCGGAAAACGCCATGAAACAGTCGACTCCAAAACTGGATGCGTTGCGTTTGATGCGAGAACAGAATTATAAGCGCACCCATCCGCCGCGCAAGTCGGTTGCGGCGCTCAAGGAATCCATCGCTGCCATCCCCGCGAAGAAAAGAAAGAAAGAGAAACCATGATCAACAAAGTAAGCATGATTTTTTCGATCGTTGCGATTGGTTTGTCTCTTTTATCGCTCTCGACATTGAGATCCCGCGCCGAGACATTCACCCTAGACACGCGCGTCGTGAGCGTCCCGGTTTGCCGCGATTCCTTCAAAGGGTTGCCGCGCCTCGCTAAGCGGTTGGGCGTCAAGCCTGGTAGCACCGGCGGCGAGATGGTCTTGCACACTTGCAAGAACGGAGACTACAGCCTCGTCCGGCTTATCGACGCGTTGCTCGACCGGATGGATAGGAGCGCCAAGCCGTGAGCGTCCGCGCCGACGCGCTCGCCAACGTCGATCATGAATGGTGCCGGGCGCGCGACATTCACAAGCGTAGCGGCATGTGGAGCGCACGCAGCTTCCGCGACGCACTAGATTTATTGTCAGTGGACGGGACGTTAGAACAGCGAACCATTCCGTGTCCGCAGGGTCGCCGCATGCATGAGTATCGCCTGCCGCAGAAAGTAACAGCATGATGACCTACCGCGCCGTGTTCTCGGATGGTCATATATTGACCGACTCCACCAAGGTCGCCATGTGCGTCGCCCGTTCCTTTGGATCAAAGCCGTCATTCGCGTGGCGCGGCGTCATGAAGCGATCCAACGGAACTCTCTTTGAGGCTTCCGGGTTCTGCGCCAACGAGCTGAACGCGCAGCAGAACCTCAAACGCTTTCGGCGCGACATCAAACCGCGGGAGCCGTCGTTCACAGAGATCGTGCCAGCGGAGGCGATGCCATGATGAGGTTCCCCGTGCAAGATTTTCTCCTAAAGGTTTCCGAGTATGCGATCTATGGAAGCTTCGCTGCTTTTGTTATCGCCATGATCCTCGCCATCGCGGTGTTGATCGTAGCGAGGGGGCGCTGGTGAGCCGACAACCATTTGGCTCGTTACTGAATAAGAAATTGAGTCGATCCAAGCGGGAGCAAAAACACTTCCCCTCATACTTGAATTTGATCCGACAATGCCCTTGCTTAATCTGCGGTCAACAGGCCGAAGCTGCGCATGTCAGAATGTCGTCGTCAAAATACGCAAAGACGAATGGACGCAATGATAAGTGGGTTGTCCCGCTATGTCCTGGACACCACCGCCTCTATCCGAACGCGCAGCATAATTCTGGCGAACAATCGTGGTGGGATGCGATGTGTATCGATCCGCTCGAAATCGCGTTGCATCTTTGGACCCGTCGCGATGACTTAGAAGCCATGCAGGCCCTATGCCGTCAATAGCATCGCGGGCCTATTTTGTTTCAGGGACTAGATCGAGAATACGCCATGCGGCGCGGCGGACTTGTGATGCAGTTTAGGGCGTGGCAGGTTAAATCCTCTTTGCCCTTATAGATCACGAAGTCATAGAGGCCATCCGACCGCTTAACTAACGACAGGTCAGGGTCGCCCCCGTCATAGTCCGACTTTTCGGCTAGAATGCACTCTGGCGGATGATGCGGGCTGCCTTCATTTTTCCGGCGATGTTACACTTGACATACCTGGTTTAGGAGCCTATGACATTAGCCATTGGAGATAACCCATGGCTAACTCAGTACTTTCCGCACCACAGTTTCAGACCGAAAAGGCCGCTTTCGCCTATGTCGAGGCTGCCCTGTGGCCTAATGGCCCGGTCTGCCCGCATTGTGAGGAAACTGAGCGTCTAGGCCGTCTAAACGGCAAAACGACCCGTGCGGGCCTTTTCAAGTGCTACGCCTGCAAAAAGCCCTTCACGGTCCGAATGGGCACCATTTTCGAGGATAGCCACCTAGGTTTGCACCTGTGGCTTCAGGTCATTCACCTGTTCTGCGCTAGCAAGAAAGGCATCTCGACCCGTCAAATCCAGCGCATGCTCGATTGCAGTATGAAAACCGCATGGTTCCTCGGCCACCGTATTCGCGGCGCAATGGCCCCCGACGGAGACGTTGGCCCGCTGGGCGGCCTCGGTAAGACCGTTGAAGCCGATGAAACCGAACTCGCCAAGTCCCGCAAGACTAAGCGCCCCATTGGTCATCGTCGTGGCGATAACCCGGTAGTTTTGAGCCTTGTCGAGCGTGGCGGCAATATTCGGTCTGTAACGCTGGACCACAACGGCGTTACGAAGCATCTGCGCAGCATGCTTCATAAAGATAGCCGCCTCGTTACTGACAAGGCCCCGCACTACCTGCATGCCCCTGTGGCCAGTCACGAAAGCGTCGATCATTCTAAGGGCGAGTACGTTCGCGGCGACGTTTATACGAACACACTCGAAGGATTTTTCAGCGTCCTAAAGCGCGGGTTGGTTGGCATTTATCAGCACGTCGATCAGAAGCACTTGGACAAGTATTTGGCTGAATTTGATTTTAGGCAGAACACTCGCGCCCGCTTAGGCGTTAATGACGTGCAGCGTACGGTATTGGCCGTGCAGGGCATGAAAGGAAAGCGGCTCTACTATAGGCAACCAGCGTGAGGGAGTATCCCGCATACCGGGACTCGGATAGCATGGCTTACGCCACGGCGGAGATTGCCCATGGACTTTGATAAAACGAAGTTCAAACGGCTTGTCCATTACGTCGCATGGAAAGCGGGAACGCACGATTGGTTTGGTGCTGTAAAACTCAATAAGGTTTTATGGTTCGCGGACGCTCGCGTTTACATGCTTACTGGCATGCCGATCACTGGCGAAAGCTACACACGCGGCAAGTTTGGCCCGGTCCCTCGTCATATTGGAGCCGCCGAAAGCGAGCTAGTTCGAGAGGGTGATATTAAGATAACAAAGGAAGGTAAGCTCACGCGAATTGTCGCACTGGCACCCGCAAAACCAAATTGGTTTTCATCCGATGAGCTTTTGTCGATCGACTATTGGATAAAGCACGTCGATGAGGAACATACCGCAGTTTCGATCAGCGATAAATCACACGACTACGTTTGGGAAATTGCGAAAATGGGCGAGGAATTACCGCTCTACGCATATCGCGTTGCGCGTATTCAAGAGCCACGCGATGACGAAATTGAACGACTTAAGAAACGGGCAAAGGAATTGGGGCTTGCTTAGTGAGCGATTTATTCGGTCGCAATATTCGGTATGAAGACAGAGCGGTCGAAGAGATTCAAAAAGCGAAAGATGACTGGGACAGCATCGAGGATATTATAAACGCGCTTGAATGGGGCTTGATGCACGACCCAAACCTAGGGCCATTGTTGAACGAAAGAGGCTTACGTGGTTTTGTCTTTCCTGGTGCTCGTTCGCGCAATGAACCGGATATTGATGTGCTCTATGAGTATGATGACGCGGATATAACTATTCATGATCTAAACTTTCGACAGGCGAGATCACACTATGCAGGCCAAGCGTAAGCCGAAATTGACCGATGCCGAACGCCACAAGCGTTTCGTAGAAATGGCCCGGCAGGTCGGGGCCTCGGATGACCCAAAGGCTTTCGACAAAGCCTTTAAGAGCATCACACGCTCGCCCAAATCGAAAGAGGCGAAACGGTGAGGGTTGCCCTAGTTTGCGGTGTCGCACTGGCGCTTGCGGGCTGTAATGAGCCGTCCGCCAAAGAGCCGCCAGTGCCGTTGCCAGCCAACAGTGAATTTGGGCGATGGGCGGTAGTTCCGGCGTCCAGCGGTATAACGCTAGGTGGCAACCCTTATCTCATGGCTTGGCGGCTCGATACGAAATCGGGCGATTTGGAGATGTGCATATACGATCCGGGCGACTTCTCGTTGACCAAGAAGATACCGATCCCGGCGAGCCTTTCGTGCACACCAGCAGCCCGGGCTTTCCCGTCAAATTAGCCTAGGTATGCGAAGTGAAACATCGCCATTTTTCCACTCTGCGACGACCGTTTGCGTGTCCCAAATCTTGTCCATCGCTTTAGTCATGGCTGCGGGCCCTTCCTGTTCTAAATGCACTCGCCAATTATCTCGCGCTCAAGGCAACCGTACTTTTCATCGTCTCCGATGACTTCACCCTTGAGCGCGACGACCCACCACCGATCACCGGACCACTTCGGCGGGATGAGTGTGGCATGGAGCGTGCCTGCATTGCAGAGATTGAGCGGGCCCGGAGCGGTATGAATGACGCCGGGCGCAGCGGCTTCGATCTTGCCGCCGCCGTTCGCCGGTAGGCCATTTGACTTAGATCGCCAGATGGCAATTTTTGCCCCGGTTATTTTAAGATGATATAAGCACCGCCTTGACAACTTGTCAATAGCTCTATACGTATAGTTGCCAACTTGATAGGGTACGTTTGAAATGACGGCAACAGGGTTTTTGGTCGGATATGCCCGCGTCTCGACAGAAGAACAAAAACTTGACCTTCAACTTGATGCGCTGCGGGCTGCCGGCGTTCTCCCTGATAATCTTCACGTCGAGAAAGTATCGGGAGCTTCCCCTAAGCGTCCGGCTCTTGATTTGGCTATCAAGGATTTGCGCGAAGGTGACACGTTGGTCGTGTGGCGTCTGGACCGTCTCGCCCGATCAATGCGACAGCTCTATAGTCGTCTCGATCAAATCTACGCCAAGGGTGCCTACTTCCGGTCAATCACGGAAGCCTTCGACTTCGGCACCATCAGCGGTAAGCTCGTCCTCGGCGTCCTTGGTCTTGTCGCGGAATTTGAGCGCCTGCTTATCGCCCAACGGACAGCCGCCGGTATCGAGGCGCTCAAGAGGCGCAAGGGCAAGGAATACAAGTGGGGACGCAAATTGCACATGACACCGGAAAAGGTGAAGCTCGTCGGGGATCACCTGAACGGGCGGAACGGGAAAGAGAAACTCAGTGGTCCGAAGGTCGCCGCGCTACTCAAGGTTTCGACGGCCTCGATCTATGGCTACTGGAAACAATCGGGCAAAGGCCGCTTCGTGCGGCGCCGCCCTAAATAAGCAGGAGCCGCCGCATGTTGTTCATGGTCTATTGGATGGCGAGCCTGTTCGTGTGGACCGTCGCGATGGCCTTTTGGTACGGCATCGCGTTTGCCTTCGGGCTGGCTACGCCGACCGATTATCAGGTCGCCGGATGGGGTTGGATCATCATGGCGTCATCGCAAGTTCTCGCCGTCATCACCATCGGCTTTCTCACTTGGGCCGAAAGCCGTCAGTCACAATAGGAGATTTTCGTGGCACTCCACGAGCAATGCGTTGGAGCGACAGACGAGTGGTACACACCGCCGCATGTTTTCAATGCGCTCGGCTGCGCGTTTGACGTTGACGTTGCGAGCCCCGGCAAGATGGTGACGCCTTGGATACCGGCCGTCGATTTTATCGAGGCCGATAGTCTTGCGCGCGAGTGGCGTGGCTTCGTCTGGATGAACCCGCCGTTCGGCGGTCGTAACGGTTTGTGGCCTTGGCTCGAAAAGTTTTTCGCTCACGGGAACGGGATCGCGCTTGTGCCAGATCGCACGTCGGCGCCTTGGTGGCAGCAATTTGCGCCGCGCGTCGACTTGATACTGTTCGCCGCGCCGAAAATAAAGTTTATCGACATTCACGGCCAGGCCGGCAAATCACCAGCGCAAGGCACCTGCCTACTCGCCGCTGGCCGTCGCGCTCTTGAGCCGCTACATCGCGCGGCAGCCGAAGAACTCGGCTGTGTGTTCAAACCCGTTGGATCTTGAGGAGCAAAGGCGTGATCGAAGGTAGCAGCGCATCAAACGACGCCGGCAGCGAGCCGAGTGGTTTCCGCAGCGTCGTGTGGCGGCACAACATGGTGATTTTTTGCTGCGCCATTGTGTTGATGATGCTTGCCGTGGTCGCTGCGCTGGCCAACGATCCAATCGAGGACACGCCCGGCTATAGCTCGCCTGACTGCCAAGAGAGCGGGTCGATTTGCAGCAACGACTGCCACAACCTACTTGAAGATCGGGCTTTCGGCGTCATGGATTGTTCGCGAGTGTTCGACTACATCGACGCCACCGACCCAACCGATAACCCGATGAGCAGGGCGATCAAGATCAAGTGTGGCGACGATGAGAACTTGGACTATGCGTACTGGACGGACGACGAATTTGTCGTTGCGTGTGCGCCAAAGCGAACAAGGTAGAGGAGTTTTCAATGACCAAGCGGCAAGCAATCTTGGCTGGCCTCGCAGCAACGGTGGGACTTATGTCGGGCAGAGCAAAAGCAGAAATGACCGCGCCAGCGGTACAAACCTTCTCCATCACGCAGCAACCGCAGAACGTGACCTTTAGCCTCGACACATTCAAATCCTTTACGTTCACGCAGGGCGGCGAGAGCGTGACGGTGACGGGCAAGGAAATCTTCGACGCCCTCAAGTCAACTTAGGAGCGGCCGTGGCAAAGCGGAAACCAAAAGCCGACACTTACAATGACGGCTACACCCATGAGGCGCTGCACACGGCTCACGTCCTTTGCTACACATGGGACAATCACGTTACTGAGACACGCTGCGCTGACGAGTTCCCTGACGTGAAGGCCGCAGTCGAGAAAGCGGCACAAGCGATGTACGACGCTTACCAGCTTATCGGTCAGAAATTTCACGACGAGAAATAGGAGCGACCAAATGGCTGCATCACTTTCGGTTGTTCCGAAGCGCCCAGTCGAGCATTCGTGTTCGTTCTGTGGAAAAGGCGAGAACAGCGTCGGCTATCTCGTGGCCGGTCCGACCGTGTTTATCTGCAATGAATGCGTTGAGCTTTGCCGAGAGATTGGCCAAGAATTGCTCAGCGAAAATTTGTCTGCAACCAAGTAGATTTAGAGGAGTTTTTATGCCGAGTGACGTTGCCGTTCGCCATGACCTTCCTGCTCGACAAGAAGTGTGGAGCAAGGAATTGGTAAAGGCTATCGCAATGGACATTGGCAAAGAGACGGTCGCCTATGTCGAGGTTATGTACCCGGAAGTGATGAAGGACACGAACATCGGTTTCAAACTCTCGCTGCGGAATCATATCTACAATGAGATCATGGCGGCTATTGAAGTGAACGACGAAGGCAAGGTGACGGCTCGGTTGGCAGACCGCAAATCATTCCGCCGATGGTGGACGGCTGCTTACCGAAAGATCAGGAACGAGAAATAGGAGAATTTCTTGGCTTGCACCGTTTGCAATGATACTGGCCTGACCGGCTACGAGCGCCCGATGTCGGACGCCGAGGGCAAGACGCGCATGGTGTTCTGCCCGCAGATTTGCCTATGCGATGCTGGCGACAAGCACACGGCGAAATACGAACAGAATTTGAAACTTGGCAAAGGCGGCATGAGCGGCATCTGGCCGCCACCGTCCACAAGGTAGAGGAGCGAAAATGAAATCGGTCATCTCACCATCTGAGCGTATGCAGGCTCTCGCGCTGTTCACGATGGCAAACCAAAACTATTTGCGGGCCGCCAAATACGGAGAAGCCCTATCCGAACTACTCGGCGGCGCGGCCAACGACTTTATCCTCGGCGACGTTTGGCTTGAGGAAGGTCCGAACTTCGACACGGCACTCAAGGACGCCGGATATGTGGTCCGCAAGCGGAAAGTTCGCAAATCTAAGCGGAAGAAATAGGAGACTGACCTATGGCAGACCCTGATTACATCTTCGACGCCGACGAGTGGGAATGCACCTACTCGTATGCCGACCGCAATCTTGCGCTTGAAGATCTCGACCTTCGAGTTGGCGACGTGAAGCGGTTTCGGACGCTCGTCGAAGGACCAGACCGTTTTGCCGCGCGCGTCGTCGTGACGCGAGACGAAGCCGGCGACCCCGACGAGATTGAATGGCAATGGTTCGACACAGAGGCCGAAGCCCGCGCCGCCTGCGGGATGCCGGCGTTCATCACCGAAGGTTGAATTAAGAGGAGATTTTCGTGGCACTCCACGAGCAATGCGTTGGAGCGACAGACGAGTGGTACACACCGCCGCATGTTTTCAATGCGCTCGGCTGCGCGTTTGACGTTGACGTTGCGAGCCCCGGCAAGATGGTGACGCCTTGGATACCGGCCGTCGATTTTATCGAGGCCGATAGTCTTGCGCGCGAGTGGCGTGGCTTCGTCTGGATGAACCCGCCGTTCGGCGGTCGTAACGGTTTGTGGCCTTGGCTCGAAAAGTTTTTCGCTCACGGGAACGGGATCGCGCTTGTGCCAGATCGCACGTCGGCGCCTTGGTGGCAGCAATTTGCGCCGCGCGTCGACTTGATACTGTTCGCCGCGCCGAAAATAAAGTTTATCGACATTCACGGCCAGGCCGGCAAATCACCAGCGCAAGGCACCTGCCTACTCGCCGCTGGCCGTCGCGCTCTTGAGCCGCTACATCGCGCGGCAGCCGAAGAACTCGGCTGTGTGTTCAAACCCGTTGGATCTTGAGGAGCCGAGCATGGCGAAGGCCAAAAAGAAGCGGCGGGCCAAGTGGGAATGGCTGCGCTATCGCAAGGGCGATCACGCTCACAATCTGCTGTGTGCCGCTCAGCGTTGGATACACGCCAATGGCGGGACCGCGCTCGTTCTCGGCAGTATCGGCGTCATGGACGAAAATAATCCATTCGTCCCTGGCAGCAAAGGCAAGTACCAGGTTTGTGTTGGGGCGCTAGGGATCAAGCCAAAGCGTTTGCTCGAAAAGGAAAAGTGATGGCTCGTTTTGCAGCGTCAACGCGAGTTTCAACCGACCAATCTCGCACCGAGATTGAACGCACGCTTGCGCGTTATGGCGGCACATCGTTCGCCTACATGACGACATCGGGCAAGGCCATCATCGCCTTTGAGGCGCAAAAGCGTCACATCAAGATCACCATGCCGCTACCGACCGGCGAGAGCGAAAAGGAAAAGCAGGAAGGACGCCAGCGATGGCGTGCATTGCTGCTGGTCATCAAGGCCAAGCTCGAAAGCGTCGAGAGCGGCATCGAGACTTTGGAGGAAGCGTTCTACGCGAACATCGTCATGCCGGATGGTCGCACGATCTACGAGTCAACCCGTGAGCATGTGAAGATTGCCTATGCCGGCGGCAAGGTGCAGGCGCTTTTGCCGGATTATTCTAAGCCTGTCTGAATATAGAGGAGCGACCGTGGAAGATCTGCCGCGTAAGCACTTTGGGGCCATCCTTGCCGACCCGCCTTGGCATTATGAGGTATGGGCCGAAGGCAGCTCCAGAACCGCCAGCTCCAAATATAACGTCATGGACACAGCGAGTATTGCGGCAATGCCGGTTAAGGACTTGGCCGCCGATGATTGCGTTCTGTTTATGTGGGTGACGTGGCCGAAACTATTTGAGTCCGTCGAAGTAATTAGAGAATGGGGTTTCACTTACAAGACTTGCGGCTTCGCATGGATTAAGGCTCACGCTGGACAGGTGGAAATGTTTAGGGATGATACTGATGCACAGGTCGGCATGGGGTACTGGACCCGCGCTAATTCGGAAGTCTGCTTGCTCGCTACTCGCGGGAAGCCTAAGCGCCTTAATGCTGACGTGCGCCAAGCGATCATTGCACCGCGTCGCGAGCACTCACGCAAGCCGGATGGAATCCATGAGCGTATCGAAAGACTGGTTGCTGGTCCGTATCTGGAATTATTTGCGCGGCAGAAGCGCGAAGGCTGGACCGCCTGGGGAAACCAAACCGACAAGTTCCGAGAGCGAGTGGGATCGAATGTGGAAACCGAACTACTGGGACCAAGTACACAAACAACGTAAGTCAGAATAGGAGCGATTTTGAACGCACAGATCATCAGCGGCGACTGCAGGATGCGAATGGACGAGTTCGGCCCATTCGACCTGATCGTTGCTGACCCGCCATACGGAGTTTAGTTTGCCGAAGGTCTACAACAAGCACCGCAGCCCGTACCCGCCGAACGCGGTCTATTGCGGGCGTGGCTCGCCCTACGGCAATCCGTTCGTGATTGGTAGGGATGGCGACCGCGACGAAGTGTGCGACAAGTTTGAACGAGAGATTTTACCGACGCTCGACGTGACGGCGCTGCGCGGAAAGAACCTGCTTTGCTTCTGCGCACCGAAGCGGTGTCACTGTGACGCAATCCTGCGCAAAGCCAACGAGGAATAGGAGCGACCGTGCCACGCTGCAACAAGGAACTAGCTAGAATAGAAACGGTGGCGTGGCAGGCAGCCAACTACAACCGAAAGGTGTTAGTTCAGCGCGCGTATATTTACCGGACACGGATCGAACGAAAGATAGCGCGCGGACTTGGAATTAGAATTGCGGAAGCTAGAAGCCTGATGAACGAATAAGGAGCGACCGTGTTTCACCGAGACTTTCCATCTGACGCCCGCGAAATGTGGGACGTAATTGCGAAGGCGCTGCTTCTGCGAACTGGCAACACAGTTCACATTGGCGCGGACGAATTAAGGATGGCAGCGGGAACACAAGCTGAAATTGAACTAGCCGATGACGGAGATATCCAGTTCCGCATCGAGAGACAGTAGTAGAGTCCAAGATGGAAAACCGCGAGCGAGAAATCGAGTTGATGCGTTTACGAAAAAAGCAATTATGACAAAGGCTCGCCAGTATGCCCACCGAACATGATATTGAAATGGCTAGATTGAGAAGGCACATTGCCGATCGCAACGACTTCCTGACCCGCAAGAATCTGTGGCGGGAGTTTTGCGACTTCAGACCGAGCGACGAGCGGAAAGAACCAGAACGACGCGATGTTGTCGATCGAGTGTTTGCGCTATTGAGATGGAAAAACTGATGTCGCTTCTTGCAAGAGTTGGCGTTATCTGCGGTGGCGCTATTCTGACCATGATATTTGCGATAGGCGCGATGCACGAGCCGCGTCACCAGCAGGTGCAGATCCACGAGGCCGTCGCCGAAGATTACGACTTCCTAATGCACGACATGGAGGTCGCCAGGGAACAGGCCCGTGATGCCTACGAGCGGATCACCGCGACAGACAAGCTAATCACCGACGCCAATCGGCGCGTGATGTTCGACAATAACAGCTTGTGGGATTCGCAGTAGGGACGGTTGGCATCATTCCCCAACCTCGTAAACCCAATATCGACCAGCGTGCGCCACACCCCGGCACCCTGACATTCTTAGGATAGCTGCGTGAGGGGGAGATACCAGCCAAAGTTTATAGGCTTGTCCTTCGCTACTAGCGAGAGCTACCGCCTCGCCCCGTGCACCTCTATGAGCACGATTAGAGAAATTACGATGATCCAAAGAACGGCGTGCTGCCATGTCATCGGCGTGCTCCTTGGCGAGCGCCATCATCGTCGAGCTCGAGCAGGCGGCGCGTGCCGGCTTCGGGCCTAGCAGGCACATGATGGTGAAGATCACCGCGACAGCGAGGATGAAATAGACGATTCGCGATATGAACGGCAGCGGCGGATGCGGCTTCGATATGTCGGGTCCGACGCGGCTCATCGAGATTCTCCCGACATTTTCCTTATCGACTCGCGAATCGCCGCTAGGTTTGCGTTGATCTCCTTCATCGTCTTGACCATAGCGACCGCATCTTCGTGGGTCATGAGGCGTTCCTGCTGCAGCGTGATGATCGGGGCAGGCTCCGCCTTAAGGCTCGGCGACGAGAGCGCGAGTACAATCGGCGCCGAGATGAACATCCTCTTCATAAACCCCTCCATATTGCTACTGGAAACAGACAATGCCGCCCGGCTCTTTCGGGTCGGTCCATGCACTCAGGCTAGAGCGGTACGGGTTGAACGTAATGTCGGCGTTGATGTGTTTCCAAGTTGTCTTTTTGCAAAACCACCAGCCCAGTTGCCATTGGCTGCCGCTGACAAAAATCTCGATCTCTTTCGTATAGGCCAACATTTCCCGTTTTGCATTTGGCGGGATCGTGGTGCGAATGTCATGTGCCACTTTGATGAACAGATCATCGGTCATGTCATAGGCGAGCGCCAACTTGAGGATATTGAAAACCCCCTCGTCGAACTCTCGAAATGCTTGTTGACGCTCATCCAAGGCAGCCATCACTACCTCGAAGCCATCCGGATCTTGCGGTGGTGATGGTGTGCGTAGTGGTGATGGTGATGCGCGCGAGCCGCAAATGCGACGCGCGCCGGGGCAACTTTCGCTGCGACGTTCTCGTCACCGCCCCGATAGAACTCCTCGATGCGGCCTCGCCACATCGCGACGAACGCACCGCTCGTCATTTTCTCGACCGACTTCCAGACTCTCTTGATCGCCGGCAGGACATTCCCCCATATTGCCTTGCGACACCACCCAGCGCCCTTCTCATGGCCCTCTTCGGTCGTGCACATAGACCGCCACGCGACGCGGTCGGGGTCCGTTAGGTGGGCTATCGCGCCGCCAAGTCCCTGCTGATGGACGAGATAGAGGTCGCCGCGGTCGGGATCGCGACCGACGGCCTGAGCAAACTCGACGCGCTCGTTGACCAACTTCGCCGCCATCGCTACGGAATTGTCGCGGGCGCTGAATGTCTCGCCTTCGCCGTACTTGTTGAACTCATGCCGCGAGAGTTGGAAGAGTCCAGCGTACTGACCCGTCCGCTGGCGCGGATCAAAGCCCGATTCGATCCGCGCGACGGCGCGCATGTACTTTCGATCGAGGCCGAAGGCGTCCGCCGCACGGTTGACCTCCTCGCGCGGGGTTCCTATTGGAACGCCGTTCAAAGACGCCAGCACGATCTTCGCGGGCTTCTCGGGGAGATATTCGGCGTAGGGATAGAACGCGATCGGCGGGGTTTCCGCCACGGCAATCTCTACCGGCCGCGCTGGCGGCACAGGAACCGTTTCGGTGACCGTCATCGGCCAGTGTTTCGGGGCTGGCTCAGGAGGCAGCGACGCCAGTTTGAACGCTTCCTTCGGCTTCCAGCCGTTCGACGCGAGGGCGCCGCGAATCTCGAAATGTCCTGTGTCGCGGTAGCCCCAACGGCTCCCCGGCCAGAGACCCCACTTGTCGGCAATCTGCTCGGATAGCTTGACCGGGAACGCCTTGGTCACGCAGGACCGGCACCATTGCTCGACGTCGATGGCACCACCACAGGGATGCTTGCTGCCGGTCGCGCAGTGGCCGGGTCGCCATCCGCCTTGGCCCTTGGCCCAATGGTAGCTCGCCCAAAGTTCCCGGCAGAAGCCCTCAAACTGCGTGGCGGCGCTGGCAGCAACCTTAATGTTGCCTTTTCCGCACTGGATTGAGACGAGGCCGTGGGCTGGCAGGGAAGGCCGCCCATTGGCCTGCCGTGGCTCAGGGCTATGCCGGGCCGTCCGGGGTGATTTGGCACTATGGCTGACCGCCCGGCTGTGGGCGCGGGGGCGCTCGGCAGCTCGATCTCGCCCAGCGAAAGCCTCGGTCGGCGGCTGGACGTAGCGGTCATAGTCGGAACAACCCCGCGAGTCGCAGGTTATCTGTGCGTCTTGGATCGCATGGTGGCGCCGGGCTTCGGCCGGCGCAGCCAAGGCTATCGAAAGGACCGCCGCAGCGGCCAGGATGATCTTCGGGTACATGTCTGCCTCGTGGTTAGGCCGGAGCTTTTTGACAGAATCCTCCGGTCTGATTGCGGGGACGCCATTGTCGGCGCGGACGATGACTCGTGAAATCTCCTTGCTGGGGGTGGGGAGCCGTAGGAATAGCAAAGCCGCCGAGTGGCGGCAAGCCCATCGGCGGCTTAAATGGTGCGACGCAATATCAGATGCGGCCGACCAGCAACAAAATTACCAAGATCAAAACTATCAGGCCGAGGCCACCAGGAACGAACGGGCCATATCCAAATCCATGCCACGGCCCCCAACCATTAGGAGGCGGTCGAGTGCCGGGAGGAACGGGGCCTTGCGGCCAAGGTGCGGCCCCACCGACAGCCACTAGGATCAACAGGACAACTAGCAATGTCATGATTGACATGGTGCTACCCGTGGATCGGCCAATTGTGCCAGCCCAAAATTCCGAGCAACGCGAGCAGTAGTAAATTCCCCCCGACGACGGGATGGTTCGGCCAGTTCCACCAAGCGTGGAATAGGGCAAAAAAGATAAACAAGACCCAAAACAAAAGACCGACAGACATGACATCTCTCCTTTGGTCACTGCGTCAATTCAGAGCATGAACTTTTGTTCCACGCTCCGCGCCGTCAGAATCCGGGGCCGGGCGAGAAGCAATAGGTTCGATCGCCGCTGTGCCACCAAATCGCATGACCCTTCGGATTCGGTCCCTTGAGCACCTGACACGATTCGATCTTCGTTCCGTTTCCAAGCGTGACAGATCCGTCAGCATTTTGGTCGTATCCATCATAATATGGATCTCCGTCGGCCTGTCCGCAGCAGCTTTTTCCTTTGCAATCTTGCTGCTCTTCAAACCACGTCGCGTTCGGACTTTGGGCGTACTGCGGTTTCCACTTCGCTTGTACGTCGGCGCCGGTGATGAGCACAATCGTAGCTATGAGCGCGATCCTGATGCCAGTCATGACCGTGGATATTGTGCTGGCATGATGAATTTTTGCAGCTTGTCCACCTCGTCTTCCAGCTTCTCAAGTCGGCGCAGCAACCGAGCATAGTTGTTGGGCAAATAGTCAGAGGCCGTTTCCAGCCGCTCAATCCGCCGACCGATCTGCCACCAAGATAACAACCTCATTGTTTTCCTCGTGTGCGCAGACGCGGGAAGAGACCGTCAATGACGCAAGAATATAGACAGCAGGCCAATTGCTATTATCACGGCGGCGTTCAAGCCAAATCCAATCCCCATGATTAGTTTGGTGAGTCCGCTCAAATCACTTATTTTTCCCTCAAGCGAGGAGTGTTGGATGTTGTATTCTTTACGACTGACCCCCTCTTGCGTCCTGTCGTTTAACGCGCCGCGCCATTCGTTAGACGCATGGAATTTATCGTCGGTGGTGGAGATGAAGCGGTCAAGCAGTTCCTTTAAATGTTCGTACCGCTCCCTGTTGTGGTCGTCTCGCACGTCCAGCATCCGCGTGAGAGCGTCAAGACGCGCCCGCGTGCCATTTGCGTTGCAGTCATCGGTCATAGCCAGCACCAGCACCAGCACCAGCACCAGCACCAGCAAAGGGAATTTTTTGGCGACAAGGTTTGTTCATTGCGGATGGCTCGCAGCGGCCGGCGCGCCAATCGATCTAGTAGCGCGACCGCGCGCAAGTTCTAACTGCTGAATCGCCTCGTGCGCGGCCTGCGCCTGCACCACGTCCAGTTCCTTATGTGCTTTCAGTTCGGCGGTGATCGTCGCCAGCGTGGCCGTTGTTACCGATTGCGCCTCGGTGTTCTTGCTGATAGCGGACCATACGGACTTCTGCACTTCGACTAGATCAGCCCTCGCGGCAGCGCCGTCAATCTTGCTCGACATGTCGTGTAGAAGCCAGGAGATCAGCCCAAAAAACACGACTGTAATCGGGGGTACGATATAGCGCACCACGATTTTCGCCCATGCGTTCTCGGCAATCTTTTCAAGTTCGGGCATCTCAGTGGTCCGGGTCGTTCCTGCCAGATGGAGATGCTGTCGAATCCGGTGCCATCATAGCACGAAGCGTATCGAGCGCATCGTCGAGCAGGCTGTTCTCGTTCAGCGCCGGCCAGTGCTTCTTGATGAATGGGACCGCAGCCGCGCAGGCGTCGAGGACGACGCTCGACCCGCCCGGCGTTCCGCTAGAGGCCATAGCCTCGATCTGCCGGCCATGCTTCCATCCAAAACTGAGTAAAGGTTGCAGGTTCATAGCTTGTCTCCTTAATGACTTCCGTTGTTCATCCAACTACCGAATACCACGAAGATGATCGCCAGCAGAATACCGACGCCGATTCCACCGCCGATCAGGATACCTTCTCCGAAGTCGATAAATGCGGTCATATCCCTACCTTTTTGATGTAGAGGAACAGGGCGACCATTAGAGAGAATCCGACGACAATTCCTGCGATCGTGGCGATGCTCATGGTCTTAGTCCTATGCTTGGCCCTGAGCCCTATCCCACCATCTTTGCTGTTCATCTTTCGTCCAAGGCTGCTGGTTTGCTAGTAGGAACGCGATGATCTCTATCGCGGTTCCACCGAAGGGCGGGAACATCACGGCAGCTATTTCCTCAATCACAGCAATCGCCGTCGGCGCGATTTCCTTGGCGATGTCATCGGGGCTTTTCTTGTCGCCTATTCCAAATAGGACAGTCGGCACGGCCGCGGCGAGGTCCTTGATCGCCGCGACCGGGATTGTGACGCCCTTGATGACGATGGTCGTCGGAACGTCCATCAGAGCGCCGGGATGACCTGACTCGGTACGCCGTTCGGAACATTGCCGACCGATGTTCTAATCGCTGAGATCAGCGGGCAGAGCTGCTGCGCGATCTGGTAGTTGGTCTGCAGGACGTTGGCGACCGTGTTTGCGCTCGACGAGTTCGGCGCAACGATCTTCAGGACGTTCGACGCGGTCGCGGTAGTCGCCCCGAGTGCGGGCGAGCACTCAGCCTGAACCAATATGTTCGCAATCATCAGAAGGTCTTTGCCGATGATCGGTCCGTAGGTGTTGAACCATGCGTTGGTCTTCACAAGGTTCGTCTGGAACTGGCCCGGCGCGCAGGATGCGATGGTCGAAGCGGAGAGGACGACGGCGATAAAGCGAGCGATTTGTTTCACGTGAAACTCCTTTCTGAGATGCAGGTTAAGGCGTGGCGGCTGCGACCACTTTCGGCCGCGTCGGATCATTCAAGGCGTCGGCAACGCCATCGGTCGCCGAAGCTTTGACGGAGATGCTGGACACGTCGGGGATGGCTTCAACCGCCGCGATCTTGGCGCTATCTGGAATCCCAGTGAAAGCGGCCTGCTTTTGCGGGCCTGACATCTCGGCAACAGCGGAAAGCTTTGCTGTGTCTGTCTTGGTCAATTGCGACCAATACCCAACCACAATCGTCGCTAATAGTGCGGCGATCTGCGTTTGTAACGCTGGATCAACGTAGTTCCCAAGTATGGGCCATTTGGCGATTGCGGCCACGAAAGCGGCGCCAACGCCAGCCCTTATCCAGCCGGCAAGTTTACTGGCGTCGATGAATTGCGTGAGGAAGGTTAAATTCATTGGAGACTCCCTTTACCTTGAGACAAATTCGAAGTGCATCGGGTCTGTGCGACCGTGATAATCGCCGCCCCAAAAAGCGCCTTGTCTTTTGAATGCGTCGATAGCGATTTGAGACATACTGCCGTGGCCTGTGTTGAAGCCGTTTGTGCTGGGTGCCCAGTCGGACGCACAGGCCCAGGAGTGGTTCGACCAATTGTTGCTTCCAGCGATGTTGCGGATGTTGAAGCAGCCGCCAAAGTCGCTCATACCGATTTTGTCTACCTGCGCCTGATCGTGGGTACACTTGTCCCATATTTCCTGGAACACCAGCGTGAGCGCCGCAACTGTTTTCTTGTGTACCAAGATGCCATGAGCGAGTAATTTCTTGTCGTAGTATAACACATACGGCGCTGTCATGTGGACGAGGTTCAATGTCTGCCAACCAGCAGAATGAAAGTCGCCATAGAAGGCATTCTTAGATGCTGTATCGTCATGCGGCCATTGCTGCATATTCTGGCCTCCTCATCTGTGATTGACAAACATTAACGACCAAGGGTATCGTTCCCTTATGGTAAAGCGCATTCACGGAATGGACGGCACTCCTGAATATAGAATTTGGATTGATATTCGTCGGCGTTGTCATCAAAAGCAACGACCTGACTACCATCGCTATGGTGGGCGCGGTATTTTCGTTTGTAACCAATGGAGATTTGGAAACAATTCCCTCACCGGTTTCCAAATGTTCTTCGGTGACATGGGCTTGAGGCCATCCGACAAGCATCAATTGGATCGCATCGACAATGAAGGACCGTATTCTCTGAAAAATTGTCGTTGGGTCACGCGAAAGATTCAAGCCAGAAACACTAGAACAAATAGATTTGTTATCTTCCAAGGCAAGCGTATGACTTTGATAGAGGCCGCCGAAAAATCTGGCATCAATTACCATACTGTTTTTAGTCGAGTTCACCTTCGCGGATGGACAATTGAAAAATCTCTTTCGGTTCCTGTTCTTGGTAAGGGGTTTACCCTCACAGGAAAGAGACTTAGAAAAAATAAAACCTAGCCTTTCACTCCCGGCGTGAGCCAAGTCGATATACCGAGGAATCGCCAGTACGGCATCGCGATTCTGCGACCCGACGCGTACCACTGATCCGCCGACCAGATTAACCACTGACATTGGAGTCTCCATTTACTGGCGTATCATCGAGCGTTCGCCCGCTTCATCCCTTCGACTTCGGACCGGAGGTTGTCGTTGTCCGCCTTCAGGTACTTGAACGCAGCCGTCAGCGCCGCTGTATATTGTTCGTAGCGGAATCCGGCCGCCGTCCCGTCCTTGTTCATCGCCACCAGGCGCGGTTCGGTCTTCTCGGCGACCTCTGCGAACATGCCGATCTCTTCACCGGGCTGATAGGTCGGCAATCCTTCCTTGAGCGTGTACCGCCACGGCTGCATCTTCATGACGATGTCGAAGCCTTCTTTGTCCGTCAGCGCATCGGTCAGAACGCTGGCTTTCAGTTTCAAGCGAGCCCCAATAACATCGCCATTGGATCGACGGCGCTCTACGACGTGGCAAGCGGCAGCGGACTAAACACCGCCATCGGCTACAACACCGGCCGCGGGATCACGTCAGGGGCCCTGAACCGGGTCAGCCGTCCATATCTCGTTGTCGAGCGAATCGGTCAGGACGACTTTGTAGAATTGCCCGGACAAGAAAATGTTCGGGAAGACGCCTGCGGCGTTCGCCTGAACCGGGTTTGTGTTTGGAACCGTCAGCGCAGCGTCCGAGTAGGTATTCTGCAGATTCGACGTTCCAGACGCATAGAAGAACAGCAGCGCGCCAGGGATGGGGACGCCTGTGGCGTCGATCACCGTCTGGTAGGGAAGGACGAACCTGGCTCCGACGTCGCTCATTGCTGCGCTCCGTTTGTGTTCCGCGCGTTGGTCGACGCCGCGCCGGCGCCGATCGACCGCCGGACTGCCTTCGCGAACGCCGAGTCTTGCGCCGGGGTCATCTTGACCGCCGGTGCCTTGTCGAGAAGCCGTCGCGCTAGGACAGGATCGAGCATCGCCTTCGTCACCAGTTGGTCGACGTTAGCTATACCAGCATCGCGCATAGCCTGCATACTGTGAGTTCCGAGCGCGGCTGCAAACATACCGAACGGTCCCGTGTGCGTCGCCGCCGCTCCAGCGACCGTGTCGAGCACGAGCTTAGTTAGCATCGACGTCTGCTTGCCCACCGCATAGGTGTCCTGCGCTGTGTTGCTGCCGCCCGGAAGCCGGACCGCGTTCGCCGACCGCTTCGCTTGCCGGATGTCTTCGGCGATGGCCTTCAGGCTGTCCATGTCGGCGTCGCGGAAGCCTGCGGCACGAAGCGCCGGTTCGTTGTTCTTGACGAAGGTCTGGAAGGCATCAGCCTTGATCCCGTCCAATCCAGACGCCCCGACTTCGGTGTTACCGACAAACTTCTTGGCGATGTGATCAGCGACTGCCTGCTTAAGACCCATGACAGCATCGGGATCGCCTTTGACCGAGTCGGCGATGCCGCGCATGAGCGTCGCGCTCTGCGGCGAGGAAAAGGTCTGCCCGACGATATTGGCAACTTCGCCAGGGGTCTGAACGCCAAGGAGTTGCCCGACCTTTCCCT